AAAGAAAATAGATGAAGCAGAACAACACGCAAGAGACATAGGTGTATCAGATGATAAAATAGAGGAAATAAATAAAAAAGGTAGAGATACAGCAAAAGGATGGGTAGAAAAATATCGTACAGAGGGTAGAGCAGGTACTGAAAATTGGACTGATGAAGATTGGGAAAACTTTGAAAAAACAGCAGAGCAATTTGTACGCGCACATTATTTTATAGGTGAAATAAATAACAACGATATGGATTATCAGAAGTATAGTAATTATAGAGTAAATAACACAAGGGAAGGCGCTAATATAACAAGGACTGATGGAGTAGATTGTCTTGGCACTATTAAGCCCGCACCTAATATGGGTTTTGTATTTTATGGTAATGGTAGATTTAGACCTCAGAATACATATTCAAGTAGGATAGGAAATTCTTGTAAGGAAAATAAATGAAAACACAACTATTAGCAACATTTTGTAAGAGGAATAGATTATACGAAACAGTCGATATCATAATCGCTTGTAACGATATAGTCTTCAATAAGATTTATGTATTTCAAAACGAAGACGATTACCATCAATTAATATGTACCTACAATATAGAGGTGAAAGATGATTTCTTAGAGGGTATACCTGATACTATTTCAGTTCATAGAAAAAAGCAGAGTAATACTTTGTATACAATCAATGCTTTGAATGAAATCGTCAAGGAGTTGAACAATGGTGTATTAGACTCTAAGTTCCCAATACCGTGGGAGAACTATAGAAACTCATTGTTATTGACTAACGAAGAGGGTCTCAATAAAATAAATACACGTGTATATTCAATAATCCATACAGAAACGTGGAAATCGGAGAATGACGAAGTATAAAATGAGTTTAAAAAAAGAAATAGAAAAGTTTGACAAATTACATCCTGAGTCACAAAATGTTGATTATACTGACAACTTATTTGCTTCCGTTGATAAATTAGAAAATCGTATTTATGGAAAAGATACAATTATTAATAACTTAGAGGAAGAAATACTTGAATTAAAAAATCAAATTTCTATATTACAAAAAGAAAAATCTAATATTTTAGGAGAATTGAAGGAATCAGGTTGGTTAGAAAATAAAGTTACCTTATCATCAAAATATAAAGGTAACGTTAAAACAATTCTTGGTGAAGTAAAAGTTATAGATACAAAGATAATACCTCTATTGACAACCGTTGGAAGAAAAAAACAAGGTGGTCGAAAATTGGATTTCAAAAGTTGGTTATTGATACCTGAGAATAGATATTTGTATGAAATGAATGAAAGCATAGCTAAAGACGTTTACAACGCCACTACCGAATATATACGAAGAAATTTCGAAGATAGAAAAATATCACGAGGTGGTGGAGTAGTTACACAAGAAAATTATGCACTATCATTTTCAGGTGACAGAAGCGGAGCTACAGAAACATTTGTATCAACCAACTTTAATCCTGATACTTATTCACTTTGGAACGGATTTACTATTTCATTTTGGGTAAGACCAGATGAAGCAATGAATCAAAAATCAGTTATATTAGGTACTAGAGCTAGTAGTCCTGTAGCAAGATTTCATTTTGGATTATCAGGTGTAGGTACTAATATTGGAGTAGGAGTTGGTGGTAATGATATTACGGGAATTAACAATCCAATGGAAATAGGTAGATGGTATAATTGGGTAATATCGTATACAGGTACTCAATTTGATGCAGGAGAAAGAAAACTCAGAATGTGGATAAATACAGATGCAAGAATGACTAATAACAATAGCACTTCTTGGGGTAATCAAGATGAAGCTACTGATAGTTATACTCATGGAATATATTTTGGAGGTCGTAACACCGAGGGTTCAGGTTATACTAACGGATTTGCTTGTGCACTTGATGAAGTAGCTATTTACAATGAATGTAAGGATTCGGTTGGCACTTTTGCTAGTGAAGTATATAATGGTGGAACTAAATATGACCATACCAAAAATAGTAACCTTGTAGGATATTGGAAATTCAATGAGGGTAGTGGAACTACTGTTATTGACCATTCGACTAATAGTAACAATGGAACATTAACTACAAATGATACGGGACTACCAACTTGGGTAGAAGTTACAGACTACAGCTAGGTATAGAGGATAGAAAAAGAATTAAAAAAAACACGTTTTGAAAAATATATATGATATATATTACTGAATGAAGGTTTCACCCAATAACAAATAACAAATGAATAATAATAAATAAGGAGTATCAAATGGATATTAACGCACTGAAGAAGCGTCTCAATCAACTTCAAACCACCAATAACAGAACCTCAAATCTTTGGAAACCATCGCCTGGCACAACTGTCATCCGAGTGGTTCCTTACGCATTCAATAAGGACAATCCTTTCATTGAATTGTTTTTTCATTATGATTTGGGTAGTAAGTCATATCTTTCACCTGTTTCATTCGGTCGTCCTGACCCAATCGAAGAGTTTTCTCAAAAGCTAAAAGCTTCGGGTAACAAAGAAGACTATCGTCTCGCCCGTAAGATTGAAGCTAAAATGAGAACTTTCGCTCCAATCATTGTCAGAGGTGAAGAAAATCAAGGTGTGAAGTTTTGGGGCTTTGGTAAAACTGTTTACCAAGAACTTCTTTCTATCATTGCCGATCCCGATTATGGTGACATTACCGATCCAATGAATGGTCGTGACATCGCAGTCGAATTCAAGACGGCAGAAGAAGTTGGAGCTTCTTTTCCTAAAACAAGTATCCGAGTAAAACCGAATCAAACTCCGATAACCGAAGATGCAAGTTTCTTACAAACCATCACAGACAATCAAACAAACATTACAGATATCTATAATGAGTTATCTTATGAAGATTTGACAGAAGTGTTGAACGCTTGGCTAAATCCAAGTGAAGAAGAAGAGACAGAAGAATCAGCAGAGGAAACCTCTAATAAAACTGAGACTCCAAAAGCTACTGAGGATGTATCTTCAGCTTTTGACGATTTGTTCAATAAGTAAAAAAAAGATGGGGGATACGATTCGCTCTATCCCCCTGTTTCTAATATAAGGAGAAGTGAATGTCTACAAGAGACACATTAGCCTCAGAACTTGCTTCAAGTCTAAATAAGCAGTTCAAGGATACGAAAGTTGCTTACTTCCTTGATGGTAGTGATACAACACCAACTGATATAAAAGATTTTATTTCTACAGGTTCCACGTTGTTAGATTTAGCAGTTGCTAATCGACCAAATGGTGGTATTGCTGTGGGTAGAATTACAGAAATCAATGGTTTAGAGTCAAGTGGTAAGTCGTTAGTAGGTGCACACCTACTTGCAGAAACTCAAAAGAAAGGTGGAGTTGCAGTTTATATCGATACTGAAACCGCCGTAAGTCAAGATTTTCTAAAAGTAATTGGTGTGGATATAAATAGTATGTTATATCTACACTTAGAAACTGTAGAGGATATATTTCAGGCTATAGAAGAGATAGTTGTAAAAGTTCGTGAAAGTGATAAGAACAGATTGGTTACAATCCTTGTTGATTCATTAGCAGCAGCTTCAACAAAAATTGAGATGGATGCAGATTTTGATAAAGATGGTTTTGCAACATCCAAAGCAATCATCATTTCTAAAGCTATGAGAAAAGTCACTCAAATGATTGGTAGGCAAAAGATAGCACTTGTGTTTACAAATCAGTTACGTCAAAAACTTGGAGTGATGTTTGGAGACCCGTGGACTACAAGTGGTGGAAAAGCTCTACCATTCCATTCCTCTACAAGAATTAGGCTAAAGAATAAGGGGCAGATAAAAGATAAAAAGAATAATACAATCGGAATGACAATACTTGCACAAGTAATAAAAAATCGATTGGGTCCGCCTCTGAGAAGTTGTGAATTTCCACTTTATTTTGAAAGTGGTATTGATGATGTCGGTAGTTGGTTGAAAGTGATGAAAGACCATAAGATAGTAAAAGGTTCAGGTGCATGGTACACACTTGTAGACCACTTAGGTGAAGAACACAAGTTTCAATCCAAAGAGTTCGCTGAACTATTACAAGATGCAGAACTCAAGGAATATGTTTATCAACAAATTTGTGAGAAACTTGTTCTTCAATACGACATGAAAGATTTAGGAATTGATGATGTTGTGGAGACAGAAGAAGTATTAGATGACTAATGCAAGATATCTTTCAATCCTAAATGAGATAAAGAAAAAAGGTGGTTCGGTTGATTACGATGAACCGAACAAGCGAGTTCTAATAGTCGACGGCTTGAATACTTTCATTAGAGTGTTCAGCGTAATGCCGACTGTGAACGAGAACGGAGTTCATGTTGGTGGCATAGTCGGATTCTTACAGAGTGTTGGATATGCCATCAATATGTTCAATCCATCAAGAGTAATCATAGTATTCGATGGTAAAGGTGGTAGTAGTAGACGAAGAAAGATATTCTCTGATTACAAGCAACGAAGACGTACATCGTATCGTGTCAATAGATTAGAGGGTTTAGAAAACCTTGAGGATGAGAAACGTAGTATGAGAGTACAACTACGTCGTATCGTTGATTACCTTGAACTATTACCTGTTACTTCAATATCAGTAGATGGAATAGAAGCAGATGATGCTATAGCTTATA